CACCACAACGGCCAATGTGTAAGCTAGGATACTTTCCATTATTTCCATCTCCTCCCGACTCCTTTTCTAAAGACCATTATCATCCCAGGGTCGTCATATCGACGGCCTGCCATCCTAGTGGATAGGCCACGGTCATCAACATCAACTGTCGGCCAACCATCTTTGCGGACGTGCGCGGCCGCTATACGTCCCTCTGCGCGTCTCCTAACCGCTTCTGCTCCGGGAATTCTTTTCTCAAGTGGTAACTTCTCGGTCATGTCGTCCTCCTATAAGTCGCGGGGCGGCGGCACTGACCAAAGTTTACACCGCCCCGCTGTGCGCCATGTCGGCGCATTCTGTTCACTTGATTTTCCTCGCGGCGTCGAGTTCGGCCAGGGTCTGCGGGACTTTGCGTTTGGTCATATCATCTCCCCTTGTGTCATTTTCTTCGGTGGTTCAACAAACATATCCGGTTGGTCATAGGCTTTCTGAATACGGTCACAAGCGATATCGAAATATTTAGGCTCCAGTTCGATGCCGATGAACTTGCGGCCCAGCTTGGCGCAGGCGACGCCCGTGGTGCCGCTGCCCATGAACGGATCGAGGATGGTTTCGCCGTTACGGGAGGTTAATTCTACGTTCCAAACCATCCACCCCGTAGGCTTGGGACAAGGATGCCCGTTTTTTTCAGGTCTCTCAGAACTTGTTTTAACGGTTGGGAACGGCGCACCTAAATGTATATCCGGCCCGTTCCCATAAAGAAGGAACGGCAGAAATGTCTTAAACCCCCATCCGTGACGGCCAGCCCCGGCAGGACAATAAACGCCGCCGATCACGTTTGGTTTTTGTTGTTCATGGATATGTGGCCCTGACCACACTAAGCCCCGCTTCGCTGCCCCTATCGCCAAGTTTAGTCTCGGGACTATTATATTACAGAAATTTTCATAGCTATCCTCATACGAATGATAGGCGTCGAATGCCATTCCATGCGACCCGCCTGACCAGGCTGTTTTCCCTAAATCAATCCCATAAGGCGGATCAGTCACCACAGCATCGACCTTGCCAAGCGTCGGCATCACTTCCAAGCAGTCGCCCCGGTAAAGCGTCGCATCGCCTATCCGTACCGGCTCAGTCATAGCTGCCCGTCCTCCAATAAGTCGCGGGGCGGTGGCACCGACCAAAGATTCACCGCCCCGCAGCGCCGGCACCAGGGACGTGCGGCGCGTGTTCATTTCTAATTGCCCTTCCATGAGCCGTGCCTGTATTCTTCCCACGGCACTGATTTACAAATTCTTGTATTACACCACCGGGCGAATGCGCTCTGATATAGATCGCTCTTATCAAAGGGCATAACGTATGGATCGGCCCCCTGGTCGATGATCATTTTGACGCGGTGGTGGTCTTCTTCTCTGGTCGTGTCAAACCCGATTAATATAAAAAATTGCATCATGTACGGCTTGATGCCCGCTGCCTTGCAGCGTTCAATGCCGCGTATTATTAACCGCTCGTCTTTTATCTGGTCCCAGGCGAATGTCGCCTGTTTCTTCGTTCTGTTGATGTTTGAAAATTTCAGAGTCGATAGTTCTCTGGCCTGCTCGTCTGTAATAATTCTGATATTGATCCCTTGGCTAAAGTTGACCGTCAAACCCCTGTCTCTAATCTCCTTCAACCGCGCCTTCCAATCGGGGTTGCCGAAAGGATCGTTGTCGAGGAGGATCAGGAAATCGCTGTCTTGAACCAATAACTCCTCGATCGTGCTGACGCTCGTTGGCTGGCCTTCTTTTTTAGGGACGACGCAAAAATCGCATTTAAACCGGCACCCGCGCATCGTAAAACCGATATTGTGTTTGAACCCTGGGTATAGTGAATATTCTGGCTGGAGCGTTTCGATTTCTGGCGGCAGCGACTTCGACATATTAATCCCGGTGCCACCCACCTCCATAATGTCCTCGTTAATATATGACCCGTCAGAAAATGCGAAAACCTTAGACGCATAAATTTTGTCATACGAAGCGACATCAAGCGGCAGATAAGATTCGACTTCGTCCCCCTGCGATAAATGATGACGGGCCAACTTCATTAACGCGAGGTTGGGAATCTTACTGTCAACATCGAATAACGCTACCCGCATGTTCATCTGATCTTCCTAGCTGCGTCGATGCGTTGCTGCATCAAGCGGCGTTCCAGGCCCGCCATGCCGATGTAATTGGTCACGTTGAGGGCTGGAGTCGTGCGTCGGCGCTTGCGGCGGTATAGCCAGCGGGCGAACTTTCTGATGATGTTCAGCACTTCCTCCCCTCGACCACCGCATGGCGTCTCAGCACATCGTATGCGACATTGATAAGCGTCGGCGACCATTCCGCCGGGTTCCTGACGATGGCCCAGGCCCAGCGGACGTTGCGGGCGATGCATTCGTCTACGAGTCGTTTTGCTTCGTTCATGACACACCATTTTTCATGTCTTCAAGCGATTGACCCGCCTTTAGGGCTTCGTATGCTTCACGTTTAATCCGCCACTCCTGGCCGATATGGATAGCGAACATTCCATCATACTTTCTGCACCATTGGCGGATCGTCTCAGGATGAAAGCCTAATTCGTCGGAGACTTCTTGTATTTTCAAAAACGGTTTCATTGGAATACCCTCAAACTGAACACATGGCTTGGTTTTCTCGGTCATTGTCTCAACTCCCTGGTTGTTTTGTTACACATATCATCTCTCATGTAGTCGAGTTCAGACGCATAGTGATACGTCGCCCGATCTTCATTTTGCGGTACGCCGACAGGTAGATCGTCAATGACTTGCTCCAACAGGTCGGCGGCGTACTGATGTAACTCAAGCCTAACACTCGACATCTTGATCGTGTCCATGAAGCGGTAGACCCGCTGTATAATCACCGCACCGCCATCGTACCTGTCGTCAGTGTCGTGTATCGTCACACCTTGCGCCTGTCCCTCTATCGCTGCCCAAACGTGGGGGTCAGCGCCACGGTTCAGAGGTAGCATCGACGGGTGGATGTTGATCCATCGCACCAGACCCCACTCTCGAACATGAGGTGGTATCTTATGGCGATATCCAAACGACACCACTAGGTCAGGGGTGAACGCATCGATGTCTTCCCTCACCACCGGACCAGCGATGCGATACACCACTCTCCCGCCTAGCATACGCTCAACCGGAGAGCCGACGTATTCAGATAACAGAAGAACTCTCACGGTCTCTCTCCCTTTGCAGTCTGTAGGCATGGTCCGCGATCCGTTTCTGAGCGCGGGTTATCCGCTTGGAGTCACCGGGCCAGCCGACAATCCAAGCGCCTTTCTTGATGTGTTCATCAAGGGCGTCTGCGTACTCAATGAGGGCGTCTTCGATAGTCATCCCCACCCCCTGAACAGGGCGACGAGGGTACACATAAAGATGCCCCAGACGCCTATGCAGAGAAGAATGTGGTAGCCAACCCAACGGACCTCGTATCGTTTCTGCTCGTTCATTCCGCTGCTCCCATAGCACCAAGCGCGGCGACCACGGCGAGGGTGGTGGCGGTGATTGCTGCGTAATCCATGACCGGCTCAGAGAACGCCGGTTTAGTCGTGTCGCTCACGGACGTTACGACCTTGCGGTAGCCGTACTCATCATCGACTTGGTGGTAGCTGTATTGACTGGTGCAGCCTGTGGCTATAAGCGTGACGGCGACCAGCACAGACTTAGCTCTCTTGCTCTTTATCATTTTTAAATACCCTTAATGCTGTTTCGTGTTCTATCATGGCTACGCGAGCTTGCGCCTCTGCGTCTTCAATTTTGGATATGTCGATGTCATGGTCACGGGCGCGGTCGGCACCGTTGATGGCAAGGGTCAGGTGGTAGACGATCTCGGCTAGGATGATCCTGTCCTTATCGACGGACACCTTGGTTGCCTCACAGTCGATTATCATTGCACCTTCCTCGCTGCCTTGATGCGTCGATCCAGGCTAGGCATGGCGACGACGTTGGTGATGTCGATGGCTGGCGTGGTGCGCTTGCGGCGGAACAGCCACCTGAAGAACCGGGCTATCATGTCGCCACCTTGTATGTCTGATTGTCGTCAGTGCTGAATATCACCGTATCTTTACAGGGCTGGCAGAGCCTATTAAATCTGCCTTCTGCGACGAAGCTATCGTGACACTTGGGGCAGTGCCGCTCGACCGGATCAACTGCGTTTGAGTGGTCGTTACATATCCCTGCCATGATGTTGTTGTACTTGTGCTGGCATTGCATCACGCTCAAGTCAAATATCTCAGCGACCGATTGCCAAGATCGTTGGGCCGCGCCCTGTCTCTCTCTGAGTAGGCGGCGGACCATATCAGGCGTCCATGCGGCTCTGGTTTTCATTGCTCTTCCCTCTCATCAATGATCATTGCCATCGTCCGTGCGTACCCGGCGATGTCGATGATGCTATCAAGGTGGTGGGGTGAGTGAACGAGCCGGGACAGCTTCACGCAGATCATATACATAGAGTGATAGATTGCGGGGTCCGGGCAGCTAGTCAGGTGCAGGGCCATCTCGCTGACCCGCTCAAAGTCCTGAAGGGGTGCGCCGTAATCCTTGCCGCGCTCTTGAGTGACGGTGCTGATTGCGGCGTCGAAGGCGTCAGTGTTACTTGCCATTGGAATACACTACATGCTGACGAAGGACACGGTAACAAAGCTGAACCATTGATGGGGAGAACTCCCTTGGGTTTCTAACGACGTTCCAAGCATTATGGACGCATCTCTCAATGGTCTTCTTGTATGCAGCCTCGTTAATCTTCTTGCCGGTTAAAATGTTTACATCACTCATTGGAATAATCTCCCTGTTATGATTACGAAAACGCCGGTTGCCCATCCCAGAAAAATCGGCGTGTAGATATTCTCCATGAACCAAAGCATTTTTTCATCCCTTCGCTTTTGTGGTTCATATTGATTACACTTTCCTTACATGCAGCGTCAACACTTAAATGTAGTTACCTTTTTAATAGCATCGGCACAGCCGCGACAGACCATAGCCGTGTCCCCTATGCCGATTAAATAATTAAGCCAGTCGCGCTGTACGGATGACGTTGTGCCGCCCTTCTCACGCTTCATCTCTATCCAAAGTTTCCAAGCAGGGACATACAGGTCCGGCACCCCAGCGCTGGCCCCTTCCATCTTGAACTTGGCACCGGCTGACCGGCTCCGCGCCCCGCCGTTGGGTATCGCGAATATCCGCACATCCTTGTAGGTATGCCGGAACCACTGCACGAACTCACGTTGCTCGACATGCTCTGACCGCTTCACCATCTCCATTTCCTTTCCAAGACTCTATGATACTTCCCATCCATCTTATAGGCTATAAGCTCTGGCGGGTTTAGGCCATTTAGTATATCCGCCGCTTCGGTCAGTGAGTTGGCGTCTGACAGGTCAGCGCCCATTTTATGTATCGACGCCATTGCCTTTTGCTGGGCGTAGCCGCCGTGCGTAACCGGGAAGTATTCTCGGATCGGTGCGTCCGACAGGTCGCCGTAGTAAGTCACCTTGAGCATCTGCTTGCCGCTGGAGAAGCTGGTATGCTCAACCCACTCCCAGCTTGTCACGGGCATCTCCAGCCCCTCGACGGACATGATGTCATCGTTGTGGAGCGTTGGCTTAACAATCTCGGGCGGCGGCGGGAACTCCTCGCCACAGGCAGGGCAGACCCGAGTAGCAAGCGGGACAATCTCGCCGCAATTATCGCAAACCTTCATAGGCGGCTCACCATTGCCAGCTTTCTTGGGCGGCTCAATAGCCGTGATCGGGCCGTGCGCCATAACAACTCCGGCGAAGTCGAGGACAAGGCAGTGATCCGTGTGGCTCTTAGGGCGTAGCCCTCGCCCTGCCATCTGAACGTACAGCGTAGGCGACATAGTGGGCCGGATCATTGCAATCAGATCAATGTCCGGGTAATCAAATCCGGTGGTCAGGACGTTGGCGTTCGTCAGAGCGGTGATCTCGCCAGCCTTGAACCGCTCAAGTATGTCCTGTCGCTCTGCCTTCGGCGTCGTCCCCAGCACACACTCGGCATTGATGCCCTGTTCGATTAACTCGTTCTTGATGTTGCTGGCGTGTTTAACGCCCGTGCAGAATAACAGCCAAGCCTTTCGATCCTCAGAGCGCCGGATGATTTCTTCGACAACGGTCTCGTTTAATGACGCTTGGTCAACAGCCGCTTGCAATTCGCTCTCAATATACTCACCGCCTCTCTTATGCACGTTGGCCGTGGAGAGCGTTAGGTCAGTGTGCTTCGATTGGAGCGGCGCGAGGAAACCTTTGTAAGCTAACTCCTGAATTGAAACCGGCTCAAGGATGGCGCTGAACAGCGCGGAGCCTTCGGTGATTACACCATGCCCCAGCCGCCAAGGAGTCGCCGTCAGTCCAATGACACGCAACTTTGGGTTTATTATTGTTAGCTCTTCTATGAGGTGGCGATACGTTCCCTCTGCCTTGTGCGATATGAGATGGCACTCGTCAATAATAATTAGATCAATGTGACCGATATTGGCACCCTGGGAGCGTAGAGACTGTATCCCGCCAAACGTGATCGGCTCACCTAATTGCTTCACGCCGAGGCCAGCCGAGTAAATGCCGAGCGGAGCGTCCGGCCAATGCAGCTTCATCTTCTCGGCGTTTTGCTCTATCAATTCCTTGACATGGGTCATCATAAGGATGCGGGTCTCAGGCCAAGTCATGATAGCCGTCTTGCAAATCTCTGCGATGATGTGACTTTTGCCAGAGCCCGTAGGCAGCACAACGCAAGGGTTTCCGCGATTACCAGCGGAAAACCAAGCGTATAGCTCGTCTATGGAGCGCTGTTGATATTGCCGGAGTATCATCCCACCACCTTCGACCCAGGAAACGTCTCGCGCACCTTTCCAGCAAACTCAGTCGTGCAGCCGGTCGGGTTCGCCAGGATTTCCTTCGAGCCGAATGTAAAGGCGTCCGACTCGCCGTTCCTGACTGGAGTTCCGTCGATAATATAGACCGCTTCATTCGGGTCGGTTGATTCGGCCCGCTCCCACGGTACAAGGTCAGGGTGTAGCACATGACTGTCGCAGCCTTCATGCTGGAAATCGATGGGAATATTCTTCGATTCCCAGCGGGCACAACTCCATGTTGAGTCCTCCTCCGGCGTGGCGTGGGCGCAAGTCCGGCAGTTGATCTCCTTGGTCGTCTGAGATCCATAGCAAAAATCATGGCCCGCGCACCACTTGCACTTGTACCAAGACGGGTCAGCCCTAACCGGATCGGGGATCGTCTCGGCAAGTGATATCCGGTGGCCGCGCTCGACCAGTTTCTTCGCGGCGGGAGCATCGTACTTGACACGCTCCGTGTAAATCCTGTCGTCGTCTTTGCATATTGCAACGTACAGGGCTCGCGTCGTCTTCGTCCCCTTCATGTAAACTTGCATCTGCGCCCAGTGCATCGGCTTAGATTTCTCGACGCCCTTCTTCTCAAGGTCATCGAAGGATTTTTTGTTGTGAGTTTTAATCTCAAGAATGTGCTGCGATTGCGGTGCGCCGGTAACTCCCGTCGCTACGCCGTCAGTCGAACCGGATA